ACCATTAGAATCATTTGGTTCTCTAATTGTGGCAACTGGTATTGACTACTCTTATAATGGTAGTGGTGTGACATTTAAAGCACTTCCTCCAAATCAGGGTGGTAGTGGTGTTGCAAATCCGGCATTTGAAATTACGGAATTGGGTGGTGGTAGAATCTACTTCACATCCGGTAATGAAACTGGTGACTTTAGAATTGGTACTGGTTTAAGTATTAATCAGGCAACTGGTACTCTTGTGGGTAGAACATTTAGTAAATCTCTATTCTCATTAGTAACTCCGTTCTCATTGGCACTACAAATATAAAAAAGAAAAATAAAAAAATAAAAAAATGGCAGAAGTTTTTGTACCCTTAAATCGGTTTCAGTCAGTAGTAACAGGATTGACTGGAGAGCCCGATGAAATCTACACAACACCAGCAGGTGTATCATCGATTGTGTTATCTTGTCAAATTACAAATAATAGTTTGGTAACACAACCCGTAACTATATTTGTAACATCAAATAAAGAATTACCTGTACCTCAATTTGGAAATGTATTTAGTGGTAGTTCATTTATAAGTGCTTCTGTATCTTTATTAAATTTTAGTGGAAGTTTTTCCAGCGCATCTTTATTATTAAACGCAAATAGGCAATTTTTAAGAAAAGAAATAGCGGCCTATACAAATAATCAAAATAATTTATCAGAAACTCCATTTACTTTTATATCAGATTACTTTGAACAAAATACTTTGGATGATGTAGATGCTATAAAATACGATATAGTTAATAATACAACAATTAGAACAAATAAAGCAGCAAAAGCTTACTTTGATAAAAATGGTGTATCTGCCATCGATACAACTGAATATTCTGCATCAATATTTGCTTTAGATTATTTAAAAGTATTATCAAATCAAATTATAAAAAACCAATCAACAACAGGTTCAGCACTTTCACCACTATTATTTCAAAATGCAGTTACACAATCAGTATTAACTGGATTTAATAACGGAACAAACGCTGGTGTATCTGCATCTATATATGTGGTGGATTCTTTAATAGATAGTATTAAGGCTACAATCGAATCTCCTGTATTTGTTGAACAAGAAGCTGTAAGATTGGTGACAAACGTAACAATCCCGCCAGCAGATTCACTTTCACCGGTAGTTTCTGGTAAATTGGTATTAGAAGAAACATATGGTTTTATAGTATCCGGCTCAACTGAATTAACTGTAGTCCTTTCTTTGCTAGAGAGTGCGAATGAATAACGATAATATTATAGATTTAATATTTATAGTAGAAATTTCATATTTATAACAAAGCTAGCAAGAACTAATGGCAATAAGTAATCTTTTAACAGGTAGGGTAAGGGTAGTATCGCCTAAAAATGTAACATCTGACAGGTATCAATTTCTTGATTTATCTCAAGCGGAGCCGAATTTAGGAGTACCATCATTCTCAGCTTCATTATTAACTAATCCTGCTATTGTAGTTTCGGATGACCAAGGTAATAGAGGATTTGCAAGAACAATTAGTTTAGACCAAATATCAGGTTCTTTTTCTGGTTCATTTCAAGGGGATGGCTCTCAATTAACAAATATTCCTGCAGCAACCGCTAGATTGATAGCAAGTGGTTCAGCAACTGCATCTTTTGTAGAAGGAAATTTAGTTGTAAATACAAATACAACAATTCAAGGAAATTTAAATGTAAGAGATTCTATATTTGCAGACCAACTTATTGTAAATATAGTTTCATCATCAATAATTTATTCTTCTGGGTCAAACCTATTTGGTAATACTGATTCAAATATACAACAATTTACAGGCTCGGTAAGAATACAAAGTGAATTGATTGGTAATAATATTACAGGTTCTTCATTTACTGGTTCATTTACTGGTTCATTTTTTGGGGATGGTAGAGATTTATTTAATTTACCCCAAGCTACTAGATTATCAACTGGTTCTGTAACTGCATCAGTAAGTCCTGAATTTGGATTTAAAGTAGAATCAATACAAAGTGGTTCTCAATTTACTGGAAGTTTATTTGTAAGTGGTAATATAACTGCAGATTTTTATTTTGGCGATGGCTCCAATTTAAAAAATGTACCTTCAACAGTAGCACCTAGAATTGCTAGTGGTAGTGTAACTGCATCAATTGCACCAAATACTGGATTTATTGTAAATACATTTGCACAATTTGAATTTCCTGTATCTGCATCAATGTTTAGTGGTAGTGGTAGGGGTTTATTTGATATACCTCGTTCCGCATTAACCCCTGATGCATTAACGGCAACATTAATAGCAACTGGTTCTATAACTGCTTCGGTAAGTCCTGATTATGGATTTAAAGTTGAGGCAGGTGACTTGGGTTCTCAATTTAGTGGTTCTCTTTTTGTAAGTGGTGGTAACATAAGAGTAGAAACTGGTTCATTTTTTAGTGGTAGTGGGGTTGGTTTAAAAGATATACCTCGTTCAGCACTAACACCTGATGCATTATTAAGTACTTTAATTGCAAGCGGTAGCGTAACTGCATCGGTAAGTCCTGATTATGGATTTATTGTTGTATCTGCTAATAGTGGTTCTCAATTTACTGGTTCTCTTTTTGTAAGTGGTGGAATTGAAATTAATTCTGGTTCATCTTACTCTGGTAGTGGTGCTAGATTATTTGATATACCTGTAAAGGCATTAAAAGATTTAGACCTTTCAAAAATATCTAGCGGTAGTGCAACGGCATCAATTTCTCCTGATAAAGGATTTATAGTTAATACATTTTCTACGTTTAGTGGAAGTATGATAATATCAGCATCTGCTGTATATCATACAAGCGAATCATTGAATACTACTCTTAATATATCTCAATATCAAGATATTACTTACATTCTTAATGGTGATATTGCAAATACAAATCCAACATTAACTTTAGTAAGAGGCATAACATATACAATTAATGTAGATGCACCCGGACATCCATTTTGGATTAAAACTGCACAATCTGTAGGGCAAGACGATTTATATAATGATGGTATAACAAATAATGGAGCTGAATTTGGAGTAATAACATTTTCGGTAGCATCTAACGCACCCAACACATTATACTACAATTCAGAATATGATATCTTCATGCGTGGTGTTATTAATGTAGTTGATACGCTTCTAAAAAGAGAAGGTGAATTAAAAGTAATAGCAAATACAAATATTACGGGTAATACATCTATTGTAGGTAATACAACAATTACTGGAATTACAAATATTACTGGTGGATTAATTGTAAGTAAGCAATCGGTGTTTGAATCGACTATTACAGCATCAATGTTTAGTGGTAGTGGTAGGGGTTTATTTGATATACCCCGTTCAGCATTAACCGAAGATGCATTTAGAATAGCAAGTGGTAGTGTAACTGCATCGGTGAGTCCTGTTTATGGTTTTAGAGTTGAAACTGATAAAACTGATATAAGTGGGTCTGTTGTATATGGGGCTCAGTTTACATCATCTGTTGATATTAGTGGAAGTCTTAGAGCAAATATTGTAATTGCTAATGAAATTAGTGGTTCTGATATTAGTGGTTCATTCCAAGGAGATGGTAGTAGATTAACAAATATTATTGTACCACCACAAACTGCAACAAGAATTGTATCGGGTTCTGTAACTGCTTCAGTTGCACCAAATACAGGATTTGTAGTTACTTCTACTGATTTTGGTTCTACTATTATTGGAGGACTCGGAATTACTGGAAGCTTATTTGTAAGTGGAACTATTTCATTAGGGTCTGGTTCATTTTTTAGTGGTAGTGGTGAAAAATTATTTAATATCCCTAGAACAGCATTAACACCAGACGCATTATTATCAACATTTATAGCATCTGGTAGCGTAACTGCGTCTGTATCGCCTAATTTTGGATTTAAAATAGAATCAACTGAAAAAGGTACACAATTTAGTGGAAGCTTATTTATAAGTGGAGCGGGTGTATTTTTAAATTCAGGCTCATTTAGTGGTAGTGGTAAAAATTTATTTGATATCCCTATATCAGCACTTTCTGATTTAGATACATCAAAAATATTTAGTGGTAGTGTAACCGCATCAATTTCTCCAAATAGAGGATTTGAAGTATTTGCAGCAACATCAAATTTCTCTGGTTCAATATCCGCATCTGTATTTAGTGGTAGTGGTAGGGGTTTATTTGATATACCACAATCCGCATTGTCATCTGAGGTGTTTAGGATATCGAGTGGTAGTACAACTGCATCCGTATCTCCTAACTTTGGATTTAGAGTACAATCTTTCGAAAGTGGTTCTGATTTTAGTGGAAGTATTAGAATTGATTCATCTTCATTCATATATGCAGAAGGTGCGTTTTTAAGAAACATCCCTCGTAATGCATTGACAGAAGAGGCTTTAATATCTACTGAAATTAAATCAGGTTCGGTAACCGCATCTGTATCACCAAACGAAGGATTTAAAGTAACATCAATAGAAAGTGGTTCTCAGTTTAGCGGAAGTTTATTTGTAAGTGGTGGATATATAAGAGTTGAAACCGGTTCATTCTTTAGTGGTAGTGGTGCTGGATTATCTGATATTCCTGAATCCGCATTATCATTTAAAATTAATAGGATTGCAAGTGGTTCGGCAACTGCATCTATATCACCTGATTATGGTTTTAGAGTAAATACATTCTCTACAATTAGTGGAAGTTTTATTGTATCATCATCCAATAGAACTATACCAACTTATGATATAGATAAAGTATTTAATGTATCTAATGATGGTAGTAATTCTTATATATTTGATGGAGCTGCAAGTGGTTCAAATCCAACTTTAACTTTAGTTAGAAATGTAGAATATGTATTTAATGTAAACGCCACAGGGCATCCGCTTTGGATTAAAACAGTAAATGGTCCTGGCTCTAACAACGCATATAATACTTGGGTAACTAATAATGGTGAAGATAATGGAGTTATAACATTTTTAGTTTCTGGTAGTGCACCTGATACATTATATTATAATTGCCAGTTTCACGGAAGTATGGCAGGTACTATCAATGTAGTAGATGCATTATATATTCCGGCTGAAATAAAATTAATTGGTGAAACAAAAATTGAAGGTAATATTACCGCATCAATGTTTAGTGGTAGTGGTAAGGGATTATTTGATATCCCACAATCAGCAATATCCGGAGATACTGTTAGAATAGCTAGTGGTAGTGTAACTGCATCCGTATCTCCTAATTTTGGATTTAGAGTTGCTTCATTTGAAAGTGGTTCGGATTTTAGCGGAAGTATTAGAATTGATTCTTCATCGTTTATTTATTCAGTAGGTACTTATTTAAGAGAAATTCCTAGAGCAGCATTAACCGAAGATGCATTAGTATCATCGGAAATCAAATCGGGTTCAGTAACAGCATCTGTAAGTCCTGATTTTGGATTTAGAGTAATAACTCCATTCTCATCTTCGGTTGATGAATCTGGGTCATTTAGTACTCAAATTGGTTCTAGATTTACAGGCTCAGTTGATATAAGTGGTAGTCTATTTGTAAATGATGTTAGTGGGGCAATTTACATTGGTTCATCTTCATTCATATATGGGGTTGGTACTTATTTAAGAAACATTCCTCGTTCAGCATTGACTGAAGATGCATTAATATCTACGGAAATTAAAAGTGGTAGTGTAACGGCATCTGTAAGTCCTGATTTTGGATTTAAAGTAATTGCAACTGATATTGTGAGTGGCTCTATATATGGTTCTCAATTTACTGGAAGTGTTGATGTGAGTGGTAGTTTAAAAGCATTTTATTTAATAGGCGATGGTTCTCAAATTACAAATGTACAAGCAGCAGCATCCCCATTGATAGCAAGTGGTTCTGCAACGGCATCGGTAGCAAGTGGTGATACATTTATAGTAACTACTGGAGCAACTGGTTCTGGTTTAGATTTCCAAATTGGTACACGCATAACTGGTAGTGTTGATATTAGTGGTAGTTTACAATCTCAATTCTTTATTGGAGATGGTAGATTTATTACAAATGTACAAGCGGCAGCTGCACCATTCATTGGTAGTGGTTCGGCAACGGCATCTGTTCAAAGTGGTGATACATTTATAGTAACTACTGGAGCAACTGGTTCGGCTATTGGTTCTAGATTTACTGGTAGTGTTGATGTTAGTGGAAGTGTAAAAGCTTTCTTATTCATAGGAGATGGGTCTCAATTAACAAACGTACAAGCATCAGCTGCACCATTGATAGCAAGTGGTTCGGCAACGGCATCTGTTCAAAGTGGAAGACAATTTGTTGTTACTACTCTCGGTACATTTGCTAGTGTAGGTTCTAATTCAGGTTCGTATTATGGCTCTGTATTTACGGGTTCTGTAAGTATTAGTGGTTCTATATCATCATCTCGTTTTGAAGGTGATGGTGGTGGATTATTCAATATCCCAGCATCGGCATTAGAAGATTTACAATTAGATAGAATTCAATCTGGTTCTGGTAGAGCAATTATAGACCCATTAAAATTAGATGTAAACGTACCAATAACAGCAGCACTTTATATAGGTGATGGTGGTGGATTATTTAACATTCCTGCAAATGCATTGCAAGACCTTAAATTAGATAGAATCATATCTGGTTCTGTTGAGGGTGTAATATCACCAAATAAAGGATTAGAGGTAAATACATCTGTAAGAATATTCTCTGGTTCATTAACTGTAAGTGGTTCTGTATTTGTAAGTGGTGGTAATGTTGTAGTAGCAAGTGGTTCGGCATTTGTTGGAGATGGTAGTGGTTTAACAAATATTAGTTTAGCAAATATATCATTTGAAACATTTATATTAAAGAGTGGTTCATTTACAGCATCAATTTCTCCTGATAAGGGATTTATAGTAAACGCTTCGGCTAGTATTTGGGGAGATGCATATATTGGAAATAATTTAAGAGCATATAATATTACAGGAAGTAATCAAATATATTCTCCTCATGTAAGTGGTGGATTATATGGTACATATACATATCAAGGAAATGGACCTACTGCATCTGCTGATTATGATATTTTAAGATATGACCCAACTAGAGGACATTATATTCCTCAACCGGAAACTTCATTAACTGAGACTGTATCATTTAATAATGTAAGTAGTTTAACAATTGTACATAATTTGGGAATTAGATACCCAATGGTACAGGTTTATGCAACTGGTTCTGAAGACCAAATTTTACCAGGAACAATAAAATCAATTAATGATGATACAATTCAAATTGTATTTAGTGGATTGACAAGTGGACATGCTGTAATTGGTAGTGGTGGTTCTTTGATAAACGGAAGTATACCTGGTGATAGAGTTATTGGTGCAGTACTTTCATCATCATATGCATTTGTTGCAGAAACGGCAAGAAATGTTACTGGATTTGACTCAGCATCATTATCAGCATTGAATGATATTCAAAACTTAGTTAGAAATTCTCAAACATCATCAATGAGTGTGTTTAGGGCAGTAAGTTCTTCTTACGCACTAACCGCATCATATGCATTAAACGCAGGACAAGGTAGTGGTACTGAATTATTTATATACCAAACAAGTTCATTAGTAAAAGCACAAGTAGGTAAAATTCACTTTACTGGTTCTGGTGTTGATGTAATATCGTCTGGTTCGGATGGTGTATTGGTAAGAATATTAGGTGGTGGTGGCGGCGGTGCTGGTTTTGGTGATTTACTTAGTTCACAAACTTCTTCAATGTTAGTTGGAACTGCATCTTTAGCATTCACCGCATCATATGCAATGTTTGCATTATCTTCTGGTAATACTGATACGGCATCATTCTTACAAATTAATAAAGACCAAACAATTAACGCATCACTTACAATTAGTGGTAGTATTGGTGTTAGTGGTAGTATAAGAATAGGTACATTGATATCTGGGTCTTCCGATAATGTAGTTGTTTGGAATAGTGCAACAAAAATATTAGAGACACGAAATGTAGCAGGTGTACAAGGTTCTTCTGGTTCGGCAGGTTCGGCAGGTACATCTGGAACTGAAGGCTCGGCAGGTACATCGGGAACTTCTGGTACATCTGGTACGGAAGGTTCGGCAGGTACTTCAGGAACTTCTGGTACAAGTGGTAGTGAGGGCTCTTCTGGAACTTCGGGAACTTCTGGTACTGAAGGTTCAGCAGGTACATCTGGAACTTCTGGGTCAACTGGCTCTGATGGTACATCAGGAACTTCTGGAACTTCTGGTACATCAGGAACAACTGGTAGTGACGGTACATCTGGAACTTCTGGAACATCGGGCACAACTGGTAGTGAAGGAACATCAGGAACTTCTGGCACAAGCGGCAGTAGTGGTACTAGTGGAAGTAGTGGTACATCAGGAACTTCTGGCACAAGCGGAACATCAGGAACTTCTGGAACAAGCGGTACATCAGGTACTTCTGGAACTTCTGGTAGTGGTGGTTCATCTGGCACATCGGGAACTTCTGGCACAAGCGGAAGTACGGGAAGTAGTGGTACTGCTGGTAGTAGTGGAACTTCTGGTACATCGGGAAGTAGTGGAAGTAGTGGCACATCAGGAACTTCTGGTTCAACTGGTAGTAGTGGAACATCGGGTACATCTGGTTCAACAGGTACGGGTGGTTCATCGGGCACATCAGGTTCAGCAGGAACTTCTGGAACAAGAGGCACAAGTGGTAGCGCTGGTTCATCTGGTACATCTGGAACTTCTGGTACAAGTGGTGGTGCGGGTTCGTCTGGTACAAGTGGTAGTGGTGGTACATCGGGAACTAATGGTAGTGCTGGTTCATCGGGAACTTCTGGAACTTCTGGAACAAGCGGTAGTGATGGTATAAGTGGAACATCAGGAACGTCTGGCACATCGGGAACTTCTGGAACTTCAGGCTCAACAGGATCATCAGGAACTTCTGGAACTTCTGGTACATCAGGAACTTCAGGTACAACTGGTTCTGATGGTACATCAGGAACTTCTGGAACTGATGGTACAAGCGGAAGTAGTGGCACATCAGGAACTTCAGGTACAACAGGAAGTGATGGAACTTCTGGAACTTCTGGTAGTGATGGTTCATCGGGAACAAGCGGAACTTCTGGCACATCGGGAACTTCAGGAACAACTGGTAGCGATGGAACTTCTGGTACAAGCGGCACATCGGGAACAAGCGGTAGTGATGGAACTTCTGGCACAAGCGGTTCAACTGGTAGTGATGGTACAAGCGGTACGAGTGGTATTGGTACTGATGGAACGTCTGGAACAAGTGGTACGTCTGGAACTTCTGGCAGTGATGGAACTTCAGGAACTTCTGGTACAAATGGCAGTGAGGGAACTTCTGGCACAAGCGGAATAAGCGGTAGTGATGGAACTTCTGGTACTTCGGGCTCTGACGGAACTTCTGGTACAAGTGGTAGTGATGGAACTTCTGGCACAAGCGGAATAAGTGGTAGTGATGGAACGTCTGGAACATCAGGCACATCAGGCTCTAATGGAACTTCTGGAACAAGTGGTAGTAATGGTACAAGCGGCACATCTGGAACTTCTGGAACAAGTGGTATTGGTACGGATGGAACTTCAGGAACAAGCGGAATAAATGGTACTGATGGTACATCGGGAACTTCTGGAAGTGATGGTACGTCTGGAACTTCTGGAACAAGTGGTTCGGCTGGTACAAGCGGTACATCAGGAACTTCTGGATTAGACGGAACATATTTTGGTAGTAGTGGTACTTCAGGAACTTCTGGGACAAGTGGCTCAAGCGGCACAAGTGGTACTTCAGGAACTTCTGGATTAGATGGTACATATTTTGGTAGTAGTGGTACGAGTGGTGTTGGTACTGATGGTACATCAGGAACTTCTGGCACAAGCGGAATCAATGGAAGTGATGGAACTTCTGGCACAAGCGGAATCAATGGTAGTGATGGTACATCAGGAACTTCTGGTTTGGATGGAACATTCTTTGGTACTAATGGAACTAGTGGAGAAAATGGTACTTCGGGAACTTCTGGAGCAGGAACATCAGGAACTTCTGGTACAAGTGGTACATCAGGAACTTCTGGACAAGATGGAACATTCTTTGGTAGTAGTGGTACGAGTGGAGAAAATGGTACTTCGGGAACTAGTGGAGCAGGAACTTCTGGTACATCGGGAACTTCTGGAACTTCGGGTACTTCTGGATTGGATGGTACATATTTTGGCTCATCGGGAACTTCTGGTAGTGATGGTACATCGGGAACTTCTGGAGCAGGTACATCGGGCACTTCTGGCGAAAATGGTACTTCGGGAACTTCTGGGTTAGATGGAACATTCTTTGGTAGTAGTGGTACATCGGGAGAAAGTGGAACATCTGGGACTTCGGGAGAAAGTGGAACATCTGGAAGTTCAGGAGAAAGTGGTTCGTCAGGAACTTCTGGTACTTCTGGATTAGATGGTACATTATTTGGTAGTAGCGGTACATCTGGAACTTCTGGAACAAGTGGTACAAGCGGAAGTAGTGGTTCATCTGGAACTTCAGGAACTTCTGGTTTAGATGGTACATTATTTGGAAGTAGTGGTACGTCTGGAGCTAGTGGTTCATCGGGAACTTCTGGAGTAAGTGGAAGCAGTGGTACATCTGGAACTTCTGGTACATCGGGAACTTCTGGCGTTAATGGTACAATGTTTGGGTCATCAGGAACTTCTGGAACATCGGGAGCAATTGGTTCTACTGGGGCGGCAGGTTCGTCTGGTACGAGCGGTACAAACGCTCCGGGATTTTCATCTGGTACTTCTGGTACTTCTGGATTAGCAGGAACAAGCGGAATAAATGGAACAAGCGGAACTAGCGCTCCGGGATTTTCATCTGGTACTTCTGGTACTTCTGGATTGACGGGCACGAGTGGAATAAATGGTACGAGTGGTACAAACGCTCCAGGATTTTCTTCTGGAACATCCGGAACTTCTGGATTAACTGGAACAAGCGGAATAGATGGTACAAGCGGTACAAACGCTCCGGGATTTTCATCTGGTACTTCTGGTACTTCTGGATTAACTGGAACATCGGGAACATCGGCACCTGGTATAACTTCTGGAACATCTGGTACATCTGGATTTCCGTTAACTGGTACTACAAATAATGGTTTACTTACATATATTGATTCACCACAGGGTGTTCAAGTTGAATCTTCGATATTATTTGATGGAACTACTTTATCAGTAATAGGTAACGTAGCATCAACAACATTTAGAGAAACTTATTCGAATTTAGGAACTGGTGCAAGTGCAACATTGGATTTATCTACGGCAAATAACTTTAGAAGACAATTTAATGGCACTGCAACAGTATCATTCGTAAACGCACCAGCAGCAAATGCATTCGGATTTACTTTAGTAGTTGTAAATGCTGGAGCATATTCAATTACATGGCCTGTTAATGTTGATTGGGCAGGTGGAAATGCACCATTATTAACATCTTCTGGAACTGATGTTTTAACTTTTTATACTTATGATAATGGTACAACATATTTAGGATTCACAACTGGTAAAAATTTAAGTTAAAGTTATGGGAATATTTAGAAGATTAGTAGAATCAGATTCATCGCAAGTTTTTCCTTTTGTATTTAAAGTAACAACAACTACTGCAAATACGGTATTTACTTGTCCTTTAGTAGATTATGCTGGATTATCACCATCTTTATTTATTAATTGGGGAGATGGTAACACATCACCACTAATAACAGCATCGAATTCAGCAAATAGAATTCATACATACACAAGTGTAGGAACTTACATAATTACTATAAGTGGATTTATGCCAGGATTTTCAGTAAATAATAATTCAGCAATTAGAAATCTTATTACTGAAATAGTACAATTTGGAATAGTTGGTTTAAGAACAATTAATTTTTATGGTTGTCAAAACGTAACATCAATACCAAGCAGCGCATCTTTAAGTGCAGTTGGTGGATATACTGGATTAGATGAAGTGGTATCTTTTTCAGGATTCATGCAAGCAACTAGAATTACATCAATACCAGCTGATATGTTTCAATATTCTACAAAAGCAACAACATTTTCAAACACTTTTGCATCTGTATTAACATTAACAACAGTTCCATCTGGATTATTTAATAATGTACCAAACGTAACAACATTTGCATCTTGCTTTTTTGGTTGTACCGCACTAACATCAGTACCTTCTGATTTGTTTGACCAAAATACAACCGCTGTAAACTTTTCTGGTACTTTTTATAATTGTAGAGCACTTACAAATGTATTACAATTTACATATAATACAAGCGTAACTATTTTTAATAATGTATATAATATGAGTAGTACGGTAAATTCATTGTCTGGTACTGCTCCGGAAATTTGGAATAGAATACCAATTCCAGCCGGTACTAACGCATTTAATAATTGTACTGGATTAACAAATTTTGCATCAATACCTTCAACTTTTAAATAATATGTATTTACGAATTATAAACGATACGATTAACTATCCTTATACTATTAATGAGTTAAGAAATTCATATCCAAATACAAGCTTACCATCCGAATTAACGGATGAAGCTTTGATTAAATGGGATATGTATGTAGTACAACCAACTCCAATGCCGGTTGATTACACAAAAAATATTACCGAAGGAACTCCTACTTTAATTGATGGGGTTTATTATAAAAGTTGGAATCAAACTAATGCTACTTCGGAAGAAATTTCTTATAGAATAGAAAATCAATGGGAACAAGTAAGAGTATTAAGAAATCAATTATTATCTGAGTGTGATTGGACACAATTAGCAGATATACCAACTGAAACGAAAGAATTGTGGACATCATATAGAGCACAATTAAGAGATATTACATCTCAATCCAATCCTTTTTCTATTAATTGGCCTGTGAAACCTTAAAAGGAAATTATTTTATATTTATACCTATAACAAAAAGTATATAGATATAAATGGTAATACATAGTCCAATATTTTCAGGTTCAATTTCACAAGCTTCAAATGCGTACGCAAATTTAAGTGGTTCATTTACTGGGTCCTTTACTGGTTCGTTTAAGGGTACTATTGATGTGTCACAAGCATCATTTGATAACTTATTTGTAAATAGTAAATTATCTGTAACTGGTTCTCAAATTATAACCGGTTCAATATATTTAACGCAAGGCGGATATTTGGTGGATGGTGTAAACGTATTAGACTCAGCAATAGCTTTTGCAATAGCATTAGGATAAAAATAAAACAAAATGGCAAATACATTTAAAAATAGTATAACAAGTTCAATAGGTACATCTGGTGTTAAAGTATATGAAGCGCCAGCAGGAACAGCAGCAACAATAATTGGTGTAAACATAGCAAATACTACAACACAAAATATATCTGTAAGTGTAATGCTTAGAGATAATGGTGGAAATAAATGTGTGTATTTGGTAAGAAATGCTTTAATTGTACAGGGTAGTTCAAATGTTATGGTGGGTGGAGAGCAAAAAGTTGTATTAGAGGCTACGGACTTTATTTCAGTTACATCATCATTGGCAGCTTCGGCAGATGTAATTGTTTCGGTATTAGAATTGACATAATAAAAAGATATATTAAATGGAGTTTAACGGTAATAATCCTAATGGTTTAAATCAGACTAGTGTAAATAGTATATCACTTTTTGTAAGTGGTTCTCCTATTTTAAATGCTTCATCTGAATCTATAAGTGTTGTGGGAAACTTCAGTGCTTCTAAAATACAAACGGATGAGATTGATTCATTTGGTAATAATCCGTTACAAATAAAAGCAAATACACAAATTAGTGGTTCGGCTAATATTTCATCATCAATATCAGCATCTTTATTTAGAGGAGATGGTAGTGGATTATTTAATATAAACGCATCATCTATTGGTGATTTGGATAGATTAAAATCAGGTTCTGCAACAGCTATAATTTCTCCAAATAGAGGATTGGAAATAAATACAGCCGTAACTATAAGAGATTATCTTATTGTAACTGGTAGTGGTATTTTTAGAGGAGATGTTACTGTAGCTGGAAAAATAAATACAACTGAATTATTTGCAACATATATTTCATCATCAATAATCTACGCAAGTGGAAGTAATAAATTTGGTGATGCACAAAACGATAAGCAAGAATTTACTGGTAGTGTAGGAATTACTGGTTCATTATCATTTGGAATTGGCTCACTAAAACCAGATATAACAACCGATGATGTATTGGTTTATAATTCTACAACTGGTAGAATTGGTTTTAAAACAGCAGCAGCAACATCTGGTACATCGGGAACTTCTGGAACATCAGGTACAACTGGTTCTGCTGGTACATCGGGAACTTCTGGAACTTCTGGCACAAGCGGCACAAGTGGTACATCAGGAACTTCTGGAAGTAGTGGTACATCTGGCTCTACTGGTAGTGCTGGTACATCGGGAACTTCTGGTTCAACGGGTTCATCGGGTACAACGGGTTCGGCCGGTACATCGGGAACTTCTGGAACTTCTGGAAGTAGTGGGACTAGTGGTAGTAGTGGGACTAGTGGCACATCTGGAACTTCTGGAACAAGTGGTTCAACGGGTTCGGCTGGTACAACAGGTTCATCGGGAACTTCTGGTAGTGGTGGTACAACCGGCTCAGCAGGAACTTCTGGCACAAGCGGAAGTAGTGGCACATCAGGAACGTCTGGCTCAGCAGGAACTTCTGGTTCAGCCGGAACATCTGGTACGAATGCATCGGCCGGTACATCTGGTGTAAGTGGTACAACAGGTTCTTCGGGAACTTCTGGAGTAAGTGGTACATCGGGAACTTCTGGTACAAGTGGTACTGCTGGTAGTGGTGGTATAACTGGAGGTGGTGGTACAAATGGAACTAGTGGAACATCCGGAACTTCTGGTAGTGGTGGCACATCAGGAACTTCTGGAAGTAGAGGTACATCAGGAACTTCTGGTTCATCAGGAATAAGTGGAGCAGGTGGAGGTGCTGGTACATCAGGAACTTCTGGTACAAGTGGTACATCAGGAACTTCCGGAAGTGGAGGTACATCAGGAACTTCTGGTATAAGTGGAGTACAAGGTTCATCGGGTTCTAATGGAACTTCTGGTACAAGTGGAAGTAGAGGCACAAGTGGTACATCAGGAACTTCTGGTATAAGTGGAGTACAAGGTTCATCTGGAACTTCAGGAACTTCTGGTATAAATGGAGTGCAGGGTTCTTCTGGGTCTGCTGGTACAAGTGGTGTAAGTGGTTCTGCTGGAAGTAGTGGTACAAGTGGAACTTCTGGTGTAAGTGGCTCAGCTGGAAGTAGTGGTACAAGTGGAACTTCTGGTGTAAGTGGTTCTGCTGGAAGTAGTGGTACATCCGGAGTAAGTGGTTCTGCTGGTAGTAGTGGTACAAGTGGTAGTAGTGGCACAAGTGGTACATCAGGAACTTCTGGCACAAGCGGAAGTAGTGGTACAAGTGGTAGTAGTGGAACTTCTGGTGTAAGTGGCTCGGCTGGTAGTAGTGGAACAAGTGGTAGTAGTGGCACAAGTGGTAGTAGTGGTACAAGTGGTAGTAGTGGCACAAGTGGTACATCAGGAACTTCTGGTACAAGCGGAAGTAGTGGAACAAGCGGAAGTAGTGGAACAAGCGGAACTAGAGGTACATCAGGCACCTCTGGAACAAGCGGAAGTAGTGGAACATCAGGTTCGTCTGGCACATCAGGAACTTCTGGTTCAGCAGGTACATCGGGATTATTATCATTAGCAGGTACAACTGATAATGGTGTAATCACATTAAATGGAACTGCACCAAACGCAACCGTTGAAGCAAATTTAAGATTCGATGGTACTACATTAGCGGTAACTGGTAATGCTACAATTAGTGGTGACCTTACTGTAAGTGGTACAACAACATATATTAATACAACAACTTTAAATGTAGGTGATAATATTATTACACTTAACGCAGATATTGGAGCAGCAACTGCACCAACTGAAAATGCTGGTATAGAAGTTAAGAGAGGAAACGCAGCAACAAAACAATTTATTTGGGATGAGGGTAATGATAGATGGTCATTTGATGATAATACATATGTAAATGGAAATATTCAGGGAACTGGTAACATTGTTATATCAGGTACAATTAATACTGGACAAGGTGTAACTGAGGTTTATTTAATGGACCAAAACGTAAGAACTACCGATGGTGTAACATTCGCAACCGTTAATACTGGACAGGGTGCTAACGAATTATACGCAATGAACCAAAATGTTAGAACAACTGATAATGTTCAGTTTACTAATTTAACTGCAACCGGACAGGTTACTCTTAATAATAGTCAAACTAGACCTGCATCTTTAGCAACTCTTAATAACTATCATACTAGAATGGGTGGTAGTGATGTTTATCTTAACGTTGCATCATTGGATGGTACATATGGCTATCAGGTAGCATTACAATCTGGTAGAAATAGTGATAATGCTAACTTTGGAATGTTATTAAATCCAAATGGTGGCAATATAACTGTTGGACAATATACTGCATTAGGATATACTTTAGGCGTAGCTGGTACTGGATATTTTACAAGTAATTTAGCAGTTGGTGGTAACACTTATTTAGGTTCAACTTCACAAATATCTTCTGGTAAGGTAAGTATTTGGGCAGGTGGAGCTGGTGGTGTTGGTTGGAGTACTGGTTTGAATATTGGTGATGCATCAAATTATACTGGATTCATACAAGATGCTGGTGTATCTCGTTGGAGAAACTTTGGTACGGGTGGATATGATTGGTATAATAGTTCGGCATCCACTCAATTAATGTCATTGAGTAATGCTGGTATTCTATTCGTATCTTCGGAAATTAGAACACCAATATTTCGTGATAACGATAATACTGCATTTTATCTTGATGCCGCATCAACATCATATTCTCTTAGAATTAATGGAGGTATTGAAACAACTGCACCAAACGGAGCAGTTCTATTAAAACATTCTGTATCGGAAGCTAATGCTTGGTTATTCCAAGAAAACGCTGCAGATTGGGGACTATATTGGTTTAATACAGGTACACAAGCCGGTCAAGTAATTGGAGATTATACAACGGTAGGTGCTGAATTATTTGGATTTAGAAATGCAACTACAACTAATGCATACAATCCACCTGATAGTTGGACTGGTGTAACTGCATCAACTTTTTCAACATGGATGCTATCTAATTTTAGTGGTTATCTTTGGACAGCTGGAACTCAATTTTCCGCTACGGATATGAGAGCTCCAATATTCAGAGATTCTGCTGACCCATCAAATTATTATTTAGACCCTAATTCACGTTCGATATTATCTTCTTTACAAACAGGAGGTGGCATATCAACTAACACCAATACTGGAGCAACTATGTTTGGTATGAAATCCGAAGGTGGAAAGTATTTAACTCATAATGCGTTTGGACAAGATGGTGGATATAATTTTCCATCTACAACATATGTAACAAACAATAGTAATTCCGCAGCAGGTAATACAACATTTAGAGGAAACGGAACATATCAAGGACATATAGAATCGGGAAGAGTTCCAATTGATGCTACAAAAACATATAAAGTATCAGTTTGGATGAGAACTGTAAGTGGTTCGCCGGTTTGTTATCTTTCTTATAGACAACATTATTGGGATTCTGTAGGAAACCCTGGTAATGGTGGTTGGGGAAATCCATATTTTTATTCCGGTGTACCATCTACTTCTTGGACCGAATATACAATGACAATAGGACCAGCTGGTTCTGGTGCTGGATATACTCATATGAGTGGAGTTAAATTTGCAGAGCTTGGTTGGTTACACAATTATACAGGAGATGGTGCGGCTTTGGCTGAAATTCAAGGATTTAAAATTGAAGAAGTAGATAACTTATTAGCAAATAATACCGTTGTATTGGGTGATTTATACGCAAGTAGATTCCTTGATAACAATGATAGTAGTTTTTTATTAGACCCAACTTCAACTTCTAGACTTACTATATTAACATTAACATCTACTTTAAATATTCCTAATAACGCATTAATTTCTGTTAATGGTGAGCCTGATGTTTGGGGAGCTAGATTTAGAACAACAACAAGTACTACAAACCTTGGCGCGGCATTAAAAAATATTATTTGGACAGGTGGTGGTTCAACTGAAGGATTTGCCATAAGTGGAGTAGGAACTGGTGGTTATGCATTGGAAGTAAGAAATGATGGTATAGTTTGGGCTAGAAATTCTTTTAGAGCACCATCAATATTAAGCGATTATTGGTATGATAGTGGTGGTACATTTGTAGCTAGAGCAGGTAGTGGTGCTGGTACAACAAGACATATAAATCTTTCAACCTCTACAACTGACCCATCATCAGCATCTGTTGATAGTGGTATTACTTGGGGAGCACGAAGTGATTCGCAACCATATTACTTAATTTATAATAGATTACAAAATTATAATGGAAACTATAACAAGCTTACATTAGCTTGGCACACTGGTATTCATATTGGAGCAGAAGCATATTATGGAGGAACTAGAATTTATAATAACTCACCATTTTTAGGCACGGAAATTGCATCATTTGGTAGAGGTGATAACTATGTAAGGTCAGAGTATGGTATTCTATCTCCAATTTATTATGATATAAGTGATACTGGATATTTTTTAGACCCAAGTAATAATGGAAATGGTTTGCGTGTTTATGGTATGGCTAGAATCGGTGGATGGTCTGGCGGTAACTATAATGAAAACATTAGATTAGTAGATGCTGGAAATAACTATTCTGTAATTACTTTTGGTGCTAGTGGTGATGCTGGAGCAGGTAGATTTAATATATTAAAAAATCCATCCGACCAACTTGAACTTAGAAATGTAAGTTCCACAACGTTTTGGTATTGGGACCAAGGTGGTATTGCATATTCAACTACTTCTGTAAGAGCACCATTATTTTATGATAGAGATAATACTAACTATTATATAGAACCTTACGGATATAGTGAACTTGCTAACCTTGGGCATGTGATGACAATTACTAAATTGGCAACATCTCCAAATAGTAGAGCATTAACGGTAGCAAATAATCAGGGTGATAACTCTTGGGGTATAGTTGCAGAATTTAGAGTTAATGGCTCTCCTGGTACCGATAGACCATCAATATTATTCTCTAATGGATTTGATAGTCAAACATGGAGTTGTGGATATGGTTACGCAGACTCTGCATACTTTAGAATCAATCATGACCATGGATTTAGAAATGGTTCTTGGGGTGTTACTGATTTCTATGTTGATAGAGGTGGTAACTCATATTCTGTTGGTTCATCAAGAGCACCAATATTTTATGACCAAGATAATACTGGATATTATTTAAACCCTAACGCAACATTCAATTTAAATTTGAATAGTGGTGGTGTAACTTTCAACGGAGATACTTCTGGTATTCACGTTATAAACGCTGAAGGCGTTAGTTCTAATGTAAGAGTTGGGGCAGCATGGGGTAGACCTGGTGTTTATAATAGCCCATATTTTTGTATAGGAGCTGAATCATTTATTGAATTCCGTATAGGTAATGTGCAAAATGGTTTTGTAGAAAGTAGCTACTTACAAATGGCAGGTTCATTGAGAGCACCAATATTCTATGATTCAAATGACACAGGATATTACGCAGACCCTAATGGTACTTCATATTTCAGTATATTTGGTACTCTTAAAATGAGAGCAGATACCAATAGAGCATACGGAGATAACTCTGGTTGGTGGACACATGACCCTTATGGGCAAGGATGGGGTAAACCTTATGGTTCGTTCCGTTCATTGGAGGTATCAACTTCTGGTAACTTCTCTACGGAGCCGGCAATGTTCCGTATTCACCAATGGGGTTCTGGTTCTTGTGAGTGGTGGAAACCTCAAGGTACTACTGTTTATTTAAGAGAAACTCCTGGCGGTGGTGGTTCTTGGTTTACTAGATATGTGATTGAAAGATATGCGGAAAACAATGAAAGTTTTAGAGCACCAATATTCTATGATACCAATAATACTGGATATTATATAGACCCTAACGGATTTACTGAAATTTTTGGTGGATTAAGAATGAGTGGTGGACATGGTAACTCTACAATAAGAAACCGATTATTGGCATCAAACAATGGAGCTGGTACTGGTCTTGTTCATATGCAGTGGTGGTGTTCTGAACCAGGTAACACTTGGGATTGGGGTGGATTTGGATACAACGTTGATAATACATATCATGATGGTTCGGGTCCTTACTACTTTAGTAGACCTAACACATCATTTGGACAAGCATACTTCAGATTTAGTACGGCAGGTAATGCATATTTCTATAATACAAATACTGGAGGTAGTCGTGTTTCTACTATGGATTGGTACACCGATGGTACATCATATGCACACAACTACTTAACTGGAGGTAACTCATTAAGAGCACCAATATTTTATGATTCAAACGATACTGGATATTATGTGAATCCTAATGGTACATCTCGTATTGGCGGCCTTCAAATTAGTGGGGCATCTTCTTCACAAAATGAAATTCGTTTCTTTGGAGTTGTGGGTGATAACCCTGGTTCATATAACCACGCTGGTATATTTGAAAGAATTTGGAGAAATGGAGATGAATCTGAATTGTTAATATTCAAAGGTAATGACCCTGACGTATCAACTATACATGACCGTTTGAGACTTGCGGCTTGTGGTAGAGTTGTATTTCATTCATATAACACATATGGTAATATTGATGATTACATGTCAGCATCTGGTACTGGTAACATTAATGGTTCTGGATTCTTCAATGGTAATGACCTTTATGTAACCGGTAACGTAGTTGCATACTATTCTGATGAGAGATTAAAAAATATTATTGGTGTAATTCCTAACGCTCTTGATAAAATAATAAATTTAAGAGGTTTCTATTATACAAATAATGAAACAGCAAAAAAATGGGGTTATACTGATGATAGTATTCAATTGGGGTTATCGGCACAGGAAGTTCAAAAAGTTTTTCCTGAAGTAGTAACTCCTGCTGGATTTGATGTTGAAGCAGATGGAAACTCTATATCTGGCGAAAATTATTTGACTGTTCAATATGATAGATTGATACCTGTATTAGTTGAAGCTATTAAAGAATTGAAAGGTGAGTTGGATTTAGCAAAAGCTGAAATTAACCAATTAAGAGAGGAAATATCAAAAAAGTAGAAATACTTATATTTATAGAATATAAACATAAATAATTTATTATGGGATTAACATACACATGGGAATTATCGGGATTGAAAAGACAAAATAGTGAAAATTTTGAAAATATCGTTGTAGGTACTAATTGGAAATTGACCGGTACTGATGAAGATGGTAATTTTGGAGTTTTCAATGGAGCAACTCCATTTACACCGCAAGATTTAAATGGTGATGGATTTGTTGATTACCACGATCTAACAGAAGAATTAGTATTAGGTTGGGTTAAAAATGTAGTTAGTGGTTCTAATGAAACTAACTATATGAATCACATCAATCAACAAATTCAAAAAGAAATAAATAATAAGAAATATGCTAGAATTGAAGTTACTTCGGTAGATTTACCTTGGTCACCAACATCTGGTAGTACTTCATACCCAACACCTTCTGGTTCTGTTCCTGGTTATTAATTAACTAAAACAAAATTATAAATGTCCAAAGTGCAGATTTAATAATAAATTTGTGTTTTGGACATTTTCTTTATATTTATATGAGTATTAATGTAAGTAATTACTAATATACAATTAAAATACAAATAGAAGAAACAAAATGTCAGAAAGAATCGTATCACCCGGCGTTTTCACAAGAGAAAATGATTTATCCTTCTTAGCACAAGGAGTAGGAGAAATTGGAGCAGCAATTATAGGACCTTTTAAGGAAGGACCTGCATTTATTCCAACAATTATAAGAACACAATCAGAGTTTGAAGATACTTTCGGTACTCCTGATGGAACTTATTATAGTGAGTACGCAGTACAAAACTATTTAAGAGAAGCAGGACAAGTAACCGTAGTAAGAGTAGGTGGTGTTGGTGGTTACCAACAAATAGCACCTTTAGCAATATTCGCATCAGGTTCATCAGCTCAATCAGTAGGTACTAAATTAATTGGTGTATTACACTCAACTAAAGCAGGAGATGAGAAAGTTGGTTTTACTGGAGCAAGTGTTGTTAGCAACGATGATATTGATGGTTCGTTTGTAATTAATTCATTAACTGCTGGAGTTAATGTATCGGCATCAATCCTACCATCAGCAACAAATGATATAGCTGATGTATTTGGTGAATCTCCATTCGGAGTTAAATCAGCATACGCATATTCATATTTTGAAAATATGGCTGGATACTATACTGGTTCTGCTGGAAATAACATTGTAATAACTAGAGTGGTATTACCAACTCAGGATTTCGCATATGATGCACGAGCTGCACAAACACCAATGGTTAAATCTCAATTGATTAGTGGTGAAAGATATGATTTATTTAACTTTGTAACTTTAGGACATGGTGATACTTACAATACAAAATATAAAGTAGGTATTTCAAATGTTAAAGCAGCTGGTGAAGATGGGGCAACTGATTATTCAACTTTCACTGTAACAATTCGTTCATTTAGTGATACTGATAAGAGAAAAAGTGTAATAGAAACATTTAATAATGTAAACTTAGATGCAGCATCTCCTAACTATATAGCTAGAAGAATTGGTGATAGATATAATACAATTGATTCGGATGGTAAGATAACAGAAAATGGCGATTACTCAAACAAATCAAAATATGTAAGAGTAGTTGTATCAGCACCTGGTTCATTCCCAATATCAGCAGCACCATTTGGACATGGAGCATATACAAATCCAATTAAAGCAACAAATAACGCAGAATCACTTTTAATACCTGCAGTAACATATCAAACTAATTCAGTTGGTAACTCATCATCATCTCCATTATATTTTAGTGGATTTGACTTTGAAACTACTGGTGTTAAGACAGATAATGCACAATATCTAAAAGCAATTCCTGTAAATGCAGAAACTGGTTCTAATGTTGCTTTCGCATTTGATTCTCAATTATCATATGTAATGACCGGGTCAGCATCAACTGATATGGTTAAGAGACAATTTATATTAGGATTCCAAGAAGGTTTTGATGGTATGAATCCAACTGTAGTAAAAGCTAAAGCTGGTGATACTGATTGGGGTAATGCAAATACGCAAGGGTTTAATTGCGCATCTTCAACAACTTCTGGTTCAGTAGCATACACAAAAGCAATCAACGCTGTATCCAATCCTGATGAATGGGATATCAATATGGTGGTAACACCTGGTATCGTAAGAAGTTTACACCCTGCAATTGTAACAAAAGCAATTGATATGGTTGAAGATAGACAAGATTGTTTCTACATCGCTGACTTCAATAATTTTGATGATACGATAACTGAAGCAACAGAGCAAGCAAACTCAGTTGATTCTAACTATGTAGCAACTTACTATCCTTGGGTTAAGACAATAGATACTAACACAAATAAATTAACAACCGTTCCTCCATCAGTATTGATGCCAGCTGTTTTCGCAGCTAACGATAGATTAGCAGCAGAATGGTTCGCACCTGCTGGTTTGAATAGAGGTGGTATTACAGGAGCAGTTAGTGTATTGAATAGATTAACACATTCTGAAAGAGATACTCTATATGAGAACAAAGTAAACCCAATCGCAGCATTCCCTGGACAAGGTATTGTAGCATTCGGACAAAAAACATTGCAAGATAAGGCATCCGCTTTAGATAGAATCAATGTTAGAAGATTACTTATTGTTCTTAAGAAGTTTGTAGCATCTACATCTCGTTTCTTAGTGTTTGAACAAAACACAGCAACAACTAGAGCAAGATTCTTAAATACGGTTAATCCTTATTTAGAAGCTGTACAACAAAGACAAGGTCTTTATTCTTTTAGAGTTGTAATGGATGAAAGTAATAACACACCTGATGTAATTGATAGAAATATATTAGCAGGACAAATTTTCTTACAACCGGCAAAGACGGCGGAATTTATCGTAATAGATTTCAACATCTTACCAACTGGAGCAAGTTTCTCAGCATAATATAGAAAAACAAAAAGTAGATATTTATTAATATAAAATAAACGGAATAAAATGGCAGAAATATTAGAGTTTAATAAGATGTTCTATACGAACTTCGAACCAAAAATGAAAAACCGCTACATCTTAGAATGGGATGGTGTACCGGGGTATATGGTTAAGGCAGCATCAAGACCATCAATCCAATTTGAAACAATCACTTTAGACCATATCAACATCAAAAGAAAGTTGCAAGGTAAAGGTGAGTGGCAAGATATCACAATTACTCTTTATGACCCAATTGTACCATCAGCTGCACAATCAGTAATGGAGTGGGTTAGATTAGGTCATGAATCAATCACTGGTAGACGTGGATATGCAGATTTTTATAAGAAAGATTTGGATTTCTATATGTTAGGACCAGTTGGTGATAAAATTGAGCAATGGAAGATTAAAGGTGCATTCATTCAGCAAGCAAACTTTGGCGATGTAGCATTTGATTCTAACGAACCTGCAACAATTGAATTAACATTATCTTACGATTACGCTATTCTTGAATACTAATCTAAAAATAACAAAAATAAGGGGATTTCAAAAGAATCCCCTTTTTTATGCTTTCTAATTTTTTAAAAAGTATGTATTTATATATACAAACTTAAAACAAAGTAAAGTTATGACAGAAAAAACATACGATTTTCCAACGGAGGTATTGGATTTACCATCAGGAGGAAAGATTTATCCAAAAGAGAGTCCTCTTTCATCTGGACAAATTACTATAAAGTATATGACTGCAAAGGAAGAAGATATCCTTGCATCAACAAATTTAATTAGAAAGGGAATAGTATTAGATAAACTATTTGAATCTATTATTGTTGATAATATAAATCCAAATGATATTATAATTGGTGACAAAAACGCTATAGTTTTAGCAACTAGATTGTTAGGATATGGTGCAGATTACCCAATTAGTTTTTACTCATCTAAAACAGGTGAACAAATTGATGCTGTTGTTGATTTATCAAAAGTACAAACAAAAGAAGTAGATACATCTATTTTTAACAACAAAAATGAATTTGAATTTACATTACCTTCAAATGGTAAGAAAATAACATTCAAATTACTTACACATGGTGACGAGTTAGCAATTCAAAAAGATATTGATGCTTTGGAAAAATTAAACAAAGATTCATCGTTTGAAATTACTACTAGATTACGTCATATGATTAAAAGTGTAGATGGTAATAACGATATATCAGCAATATCTAAATTTGTTAATGGTATGTTAGCAAAAGATAGTAAGGCCTTAAGAAATTACATAAAATCCATATCTCCTGATGTTGATATGGTATTCACCCACATCCATGAAGATGGAGAAACCGAGGTAGTTCCCATTACGATGGGAGTTGGGTTTTTTTGGCCTTCCGAAAAATCATAGTTTAAATCTTCACACTCAAATATTTGAGATGGTGAATTACGGAAATGGGTTTACGGTAATGGATTTGTATAAAATGCCAACCCATCTTAGAAATTTCTACTACAATAAATTAGTAGATGCTAAGAAAAAAGAGAATGAGCAAGTAGAAACAGCAAATAAAGCATCTAAAGTTAGGATTAAGAGGTAATTTCCCCTAAATCCTAACTTTTTTGTTTATAAGATATTTATAGATAATAACTTAAAGAAATAGATATATGGCAAAGAAATACAAAATATCAAAAAAGAATTTAAATGAATTTTTCAGTTTTTTTGGGGATAAGAAAAAACCAGCACAAATTCAATCATTAATTGATAAAGACCCGGTTTTACAAAGAATAGATAAAAAAATAGCAGATTTAAACAAAGATGCAGCTGACCAAATGTTTAAGGAATATCCAGATACAATTGATATATTAAAAAAATATGGATTATATAAACGATAATATAATTATATAAATGGCAAAATCGGAAGAAGAAAAATATAAAGGTAATGAAAAGGTACTTAAGCAGCTTGATGTAGTAAAACGTAAAGAGCTTGAACTAACCGAGCTCAAAAAGGCTCAAAAAAAGCTAGATAAAGAAACTCAGGAGTCTAATAAAAAATGGATTGACCAAAAAGAAGCAAATTTAAACAAAGAGAAACAAACATTAGGATATTTTAAGCAACAAGCACAGGAAGCTAAAAAAATTCAAGATGGATTTGACGGAGCTACTAAATCATTTGCAAGATTATCTTCAAATGTAAGACAAAGTTTATCGGAAAATAAATCGGGCGGTGGGATATATCTTGGATTGCAAAGACAAATACTACAATTAGAGGAAGCTAAATTTGACCTTACTGATGAGCAAAGAACACAAAATTTAGAAAATGCATCATTTGCAAAAACTATTACAGATTCATTATTGCAACAAGCTGAAGCAACTGAAACAGCAAGGGCAGCTTTATTTGGTCAAACTAAGTTGGAGAAAAAAATAGAAGAAATTGAATTAAGAAGAGCTGAATTGGGTGATAATTTGGCAGATAAATTAGTACATGCAATTCATTTAACTGAACAATTGGAACTTAAGGAAGAAAGATTAACTGAAATAAAAGAAGCACAAAAAGAATTATATGAAGAAGCGCCCGAATCATTAAAAAGTGCAATTGATTTTACTAAAAAGTTAGGAAAAGCAATGACATCGGGCCCATTAGTGGCCATTGTATTAGTAGCAGCAGCTTTAGCAGCAGGTATTGAAGCATTTAAGGAATTAGATAAAGCAACCGAAGATTATAGTAAGACTACGGGAATGACTGCCAAACAAACGTATCATCTTGCTCATGATGCACATGAAATAGAAATTTCATTTAGAAAAGCTGGTGTAGAGTTAAAACACGTATTTGATGTAGCTAATGATTTGGGAAATGTGTTTGGTGATATGACCCACTTCTCACAACAAACATTGGGTGCATTAGCAGGTATTCAAGCTAGAACTGGAGTAACATCAGAAACAGCAGCTAAAGTACAGGGTGTATTTGAGCAAGTAGCAGGATATAGTGGAGAAACCGCAGCTAGTTTACAACAACAAATAGCATCATTAGCTCAGCAAGGTAAAGTATCTCCAAAGGAGGTATTAGAAGATATTGCAGAAAACGCTGAAGCAACTTCTACATTTTTTAAAGGAGATGTTACGGCACTTAAAAATCAAGTAATACAAGCACACCAGTTAGGTACAACATTAACTAAAGTTGCAAAAACAGCAGAAGCTTTATTGGATTTTGAAAGTGGTATTGAAGATGAATTATTAGCAGCAACATTCGTTGGTGGTCAATTCAATTTATCTACTGCTAGAGGATTGGCATATGCTGGTAAGACGGTAGAAGCACAAGAAGAAATCCTAAATCAATTAAATCAGGGAGTTGGATTTAGAAACCAAGACATATTTGCACAAAAAGCATTGGCAAAGGCAGCTGGTATGAGTATCGAAGATATCAATAAGCAATTGACAATGAAAGAAAAACTTGCCCATTTAAGTGGGGAAGATAAAAAAAATGCAGAAGCGGCTATTGCAGCAGGATTGGATGTAAAGGATTTGAATGATGAACAATTGAAGCAAAAGACTGATGAGTTTATTAAAGGGCAAAAGATAAATGGACAAATAACTGATTTAGAAAATAGTTTTAAAAGTATAGTTGCTACGGTTGGTGGAGCATTAACTCCTTTATTTACAGCATTAGGACCTATACTTCAAGCCGTATTACTCCCTGTTGAATTAATGGCAAAGGGATTTGGTACAATTGTTCATTTTGTTAAAGAGTATTCGGGAATACTTGGTACAATTGCTATTATTATGGGTACATTATATGCTTATCAAAAAGCAATTGTTATATCTCAAAAAGCGGAAGCATTTTGGAGATTGATGAGTATGAGAAGAGCGGCAGCAACGGCATCATTAACAGCATTATCCAATCCGGCCAAAGCCCTTATAGGTTTGGGTGTAGCGTCTTTGGTAGTGGGAGCAGCGGCTTCTATGATGGCTGGTGATATAAAATCTCCGGCAGATGGAAAAACTCAAGTATCAACAAAAGAAGGTGGATTGTTTACATTATCACCAAATGATGATTTAGTTGCAGCACCTGGAGCAGCAGCAAAAATGGATATGGCATCAAAAATTGGCAAAGGTGGAAATGTGATATCTTCAAATAACGATGGTGGTAAGTATATGGCATTATTGGGTAGAGTAGATACTTTAATGCAAAAGCTAACAACAGGAGGAATTACAGCACATGCATATATGGATGGTTCAAAGGTTACGGCAAATGTAGCAAGTAATGTTAATAAAAGTACTAGAAACAACTTTGCATTAGGACAAGGATAATAATATAACATGCCAACAATAGAAGAATTATTTAGAAGTAAAAAATTAAGTAGTGGTAAGACTGCAGAAGAACAATATGCTGTCCGTAACAGTAAAGATAATGAATTAATAGCAGCTGCTGGTTTAATGAAATTACCTCTTAAAGCAGCAACGGCAATTAGAAGAAGAATATCAACAACTGGTCGTGAAACTTTAGTTGAGCAAGAAACAACTGGATTAAGAGTAATAAGTAAATTATCTTCACCAATTATATATGGTACTAAAATAGCAAGATTCACATTACAGCAAAGTGATGATGTACAGGAAATGAAAAGTGCACTTAATGAATCGGCTGGTAATACTGGATTGTTAGGTGGTTTGGTAAATTCGGTTAGAGGTGCAATTAATTCAGTAAAATCTATATTAGGTGTTCCTCAAAATATAACACCAACTAAAATATATTTAAATAAAACTCAATTCAATAGTACAGGAGTATCATCTACCGATACAATGGTTATTTTGAAAAAAATAAAAGATAAATCGGCTGGTACTTTTTTTGGTAAATTGATAGGTGATAATATGAATGGTACTCCAACTCAAGTAGGTGGTGGTATCGCTGGGGCAGCAGTTCAAGCCGGAAAAACACAATTAAGAAATTTATTATTAGGAGACCCAGCTATTGGCCAATCTAATAATGTTAAAGCTGAGGGAGGTATTGCTATTTATGCTACCGATTCTTTTAATTATAGAGATGTAAATGATAAGAAGTTTTTATTCTTTACATTTGATAATGTATCAGATAGTGTTAGTCCATATTCAAAAAGATTAGCAGGTGCTAAATATCTAACAAATGAATTAATTTCACAAAGAAGAGATTTATCAAGCAAATATCATTTTATTAAAAAAGTAGAAGATAGAGATTTAGATTATTCAAATGTTGATGTTAAAACGATTAAAACAATTATACCAAAAAGACAAGAATCAGCATATACAAAGTTTCAAAAAAGAAGATTTGATAAAGTATCTTTACAATCAAAATTAGGACTTACAACAAATGAAACCAATGAAAATGGTAATCAATCATATGGAAAAAATAAAGATAAATTAAACTTATTAACTACATATACACCCGATGCTAATGGTATTGGTAAAGTTCCGGGTAGTGCAGATGCGACTTATGATGATATGGATTTTGTTGCATTAAAATTTCATTCAATAACAAAAAATACTACTGTACAATTCAGAGCAACAATTACTGGATTAACTGAAACATATGCACCTACTTGGGATTCAAATAAATTTATAGGAAATCCATTTAATTTTTATACATATAATGGAATTGATAGAAATATTCAGTTTAATTTTAAAGTATATTCATTATCTGTAGAAGAACATATAGCTGCTTGGCAAAGATTAAATTTCTTAGCATCATTAGTATATCCAACATATGGTGGTATTGGTGAAGTGTATGCAGTGCCTCCATTTTTGAAATTTACATTAGGAAATATGTTTAAAAATAAAGAATGTTTTATTGACTCTTTAATTTATACAATAGACGATAATAATGTTTGGGAAATTGGAATACCATATGCATCTTTAAGTGATACTGGATGGAATTCAGCAGTAAAAAATTCACCAGCAGCTAATTATAAATTACCCACTGTTATAGATGTTGGTATTACATTGAAATTTGTTGAAAGTAAAGAAACTACCAAATCGCACTATGCATTTAGTGATGCACCTGCGGCAAAAGTAAGCAATCCACAAGCAAACACATTACCAGATGCAACTGTAAAATCTTCTAAAAAATTAAAAAAATTAGATGGTTCGATAATACCTAATCCGGCAGCAGCTAACATAGCTGCGGCATCTAAAGCTTCTGCGGATAAGTTATTGAATATGAAGTTATTGGATAAAGCTAATATAGATATGGCAATGAAACCACCATCAAAAGAATCAGGTGTTACTGGTACAAAGCAATATATATTAGATGGTGAGGTTGTCAGTCAAGAAACATTTGAAAGTGCATTGGGACTTAGTAATCAATAGAAATAATTTTAATAAACTATGATAAGTAGATACGATAATAATGAAACTAAAAAAACGATTGATGGTAGAACTGTATATAAATCAACAATATATCCAAACATACCATTGAGAGATGATGATATCTATGTAGCTACTGAAACCGGAGATAGATTAGATACATTAGCTCATCAGTTTTATAATGATTCATCTTATTGGTGGATTATAGCATCTGCTAATAATATACACAATGCAGTATTTTCATTTACCGAAGGTACTATATTAAGAATACCCCAAAACTATTTAGAAATACTAAGAAATTTTACTAACTAATGTGGCCACACCTATCAAATATAAATCCAAAGATTGCAGACAAAATTAGAAGTAGAGTAAATACTATCAAATCATCGGAACGTAATGTTTGGATGCGAGTATTTGCTGGAGCCGGAAATGGATTGATACTAAGTTCAAATAATAATTTTGCTTTATTTAAAGCAGCTGGCCAGGGGGCATCTATATATGGTTCTCCAACTTCTGTTGGTACTATTGGGTATGATTGGCTTGGAGCTCCTGTTGCTGGTGGTACTGATAGAGGATTACGTCCATCTCCCGGAGTAGTATCATTTGAAGTAAAGGAAGGAAAAGACCAAATATCAAAAGAAGCAACTTTGGGAATTAAATGTTTTTCATTACAACAAATGGAAGCAATTCAAAAATATTTTTTAGAACCTGGATATACAATTTGTGTAGAGTGGGGTTGGAATAGTGATAATGGGGGTATAAATATGATGGATGCAACTGCAGGTAAAGCGGGCATAGTAAAACAAGCCACAGAGAGAAATTTGAATTATGATGAAATCGAAAAGTTAAGATTATCTTCGGAAGGAGAATATGATACATTTTTTGGATTTATAGTTGGTGGCAATGTTACTAATGAAGGTGAGCAATTTAATGTAAGTGTTAAATTAAGAGGAGCACCAGCACTACCAACATACTTACAATCTCATCAACATATACAATTAAAGGATAAGACTAGTGGTACAATAAGTAATTTTGGCAAATCTGCAAAAGTTTCCCCATATGAACCTGAACTTTTAGATAAAACTAATACTGATACAAATGCTAGGCCTTGGAACAATATGTATAATAAATTACCATCACATAGACAAATACAAGATGTAATTGATTATAAACTTAATACGTCTGCATATGATTTTATAAATATGGATAAGGCAGTAATCGATGCTATGCTAGTTGATGGTAATGGGGGGTTTTGGTCATTTGATAGACCATTGTTTGGTGAACAGGGAACTGGTGCTAATGTGACTATTGCAGGACAAGATATTCCAAAAGAAAAACTATGGTCACCCCACAGCTATATTACGATGGATTTAGCCGTTGAAATTTTAAATAGAAATGGTGGTTTGGATGAATATAAATTTGGTGACAAACGTGTAAGAGCTCGTATTAATATAAAAACTGCAGAAATTGGAGCATTTAGATATATGTTTTCAACTAAATCATCTGCATTGATTATACCTGGAGAACTTCCTGATTTTAGACAATATTTTTGGAATAGAGGTGAAGTAACACAAAAAGAACTTGGTGTATTAGCAGTTAGTGGAGTTGGTGATAAAGGACCAATAGATAATTCTATTAATAAAAGAAGTTTTGTAGAATCAAAACCATTGGATATAAACACACCTAATAAAAAAATAAAAGAAACAGAATATTTTTGGGGATATTTAAGAAATCTTTATGTAAACTTTGATATGTTTATAGAAAAATTAAATCAACCAAATAAAACAATAAGAGAAGTATTATTAGATATATTAAATGAAATGTCTTCAGCAGTAAATAATTTTTGGAATTTTCAATTGGTTGAAACTCAAGCGGATGCTGATAATAAAGCTCTTGGAATAAAAAAAGGTGATATTATAATAACTGTAGTTGATGAAAATTGGGTTGGTAAAAATACAGAACCCGCTACTGCTTTATTTTGGCATACTGGAATTAATTCTCCTTTTTTAGAATCAACATTAGACATATCGATTCCATCGGAAATGACTAGTCAAATAGTTTCTCAAAGATTATCAAGAGCAACTCAGCCAAGTATGCCGTATATTAGTACAGCTAAAGGTGGATTTTTTGCATCTGAGCCAGATTTATTTTCACAAGACCCAAATCTATTAGCAAACCCACAAACTCAAAAGCAAATAGAAGATGCAAAAGCACAAGCTCAACTTGATGAATTGGCAGCACAACCACTCTCACCGCAAGATGAAGCAAAGCAAAAGTTAAGATTAGCTAGAGAAAAAAGGGAAAATGTAGATGCAAATTTAACAGAACTTAATGCACAAATACAAGCTGCACCAGATGGACCAGCTAAAAAACAATTAGAAGCTGATTATAAAATAGTGTGGAATTCGGGTGTAGAATTGGATAAAGAAATTGAGCAAGCTAAAATAGATAGTGAAAAAGCTTATCAAGATACTGTGGCAGCTAAAAAAGCACAAATTAGTAGTAATTTAGCAAAAATAGAAATAGTACCAAATCCTGAATTACCATCTATTCCGGATTCAATGACGGATCCTGAAGGGCTTAATAATGATGATACATTCCACGAAAGATTTCGTATCTACACCTTTGATGATACTTCATTTTTAGATAGAATAAAAAATGATTGGTTTATTAATAAAGGTGGATTATCACATCCATTGCCAATACATTATACATTTAAAACATTAGGAATAAGTGGAGTTAGATTTGGAGATACATTTAAAATAAGAGGTATTCCAGCCAAATATGCTGAAAATGGAATATTTCAAGTTCAACAAATAGAACATACTTTAACTGATATGTTATGGACAACTACTATAACCGGAGGATTTAGGGCATTGCAATCGCAAGTTGTAACTAAAAAAATAAAGAAATAGTATGGCAATTAATAGAGATAGATACAGTACTATAATTACAAATGGATACTTGTTTAAAGTAAAAGAAATTGAAACATTTGTACCAGCTCCAGATGATAATGATTATCAGAGAGGATATATTGATAGATATTTTATACAAAAATCAAATGATAACGCAGCACCTATTTTTGAAATAAGTAGAAATCAATATGTATCGTATTTAGTAAATCCATTTTTTACTGCAGCAAGTATAGTATGGAGATTGGTTGGTAGTAATGATGAAATATCCCAATCAAATTTAAAATCAATAAAATTGGGATGTGTGGATATGCGTAATTTATATACATATCTTCCCAATACTTTACAATTTGCAAAACCAAATTAATTTGGTAGTTTAAGAAATTATTCGTATATTTACATTATATAATGGGGATGCCATGGACTTGATTGCAATGAGAATGGTAGTACCACACGTAGACAGAAGTGCTAGATGTCTTTAAATCTGTACAAAACAATAACTGACGAAATGTCAACTATGACCTTTGATTCTATGATGGAATTCATTGGGGCTTCTGAGTACGCATACGCTGCTTAGTTCATTCCGCATCACTCGTGGAACATTTAAATAGAAGTGAACAAAACGGAGCTCTACTTATCGGCTCTTAAAAACTGATAGGTTGGTGGAAAGCTGTACTAACCATACGGCCCCAATTATTTTGGAAAGTGAATAAGATTAAACTTTACCTAAACGTGTGATATGCTGGTATTATGATTACTTTGTAAGACAGGGGTTCGATTCCCCTCATCTCCACCAAAATCCCATTCTACATTTATTTGGTAGTTTGGGATTTTTTTTGTATCTTTGTATCCTATGATAATTGTTGAGTCTATTGATGAATTAAACGAATTGAGTACAAAGCTGGAAACCGAAATTTCTATTTGGTATCCTATGTGGGTGGACAATGATAAGCACCCTAATAACACTCATATATCGTTTATATTCATTAGAACCCAATCGGACAAGTATATACTACCACAACAACATACAGACGCTCTATTACTCTCTAATGAGCAAATATGTGGGGTACTAAATACTATCGGAGAAAAATGGGTATTCCAAAAGAAAAAGCTACTACAATCTTTTACAAATGTAAGGGAAGGCTTGAATGATGTTGACACTGCTTACTTCTTAAAGCATGGTGAAACAATAGACTACTCTCAACCAATACAACACTTAGTGGCTCCCTTTATTCATAAGGGTTACAAAGAGGACATCATTCAATCCATTCCCATTCTCAAATTGTGTGAAGCAATTGAACCAGAATTAAAAAAATGTTGGAGACAAAAATCTAAAACTTATAATTGGTATAATGATATCTTCATACCAACCTTATCCAGAATTGAACAAACGGGAATTCGTGTCGATAGGGAAAAATTTATTGATAGATGGCCTCAAGCTCAAAAGCATCTAACCAAAGCGGATTGTGTGTTTACGGAATACAATCCATTTACGGTGACAGGTAGACCATCCAATAGACATGGTGGTGTGAACTATGCCGCCCTCAATAAAACGGATGGGACGAGAGAGGTATTTGTGGCTAACGGAATATATCTACAAATGGATTATAACGCATATCACCCACGACTAATTGGTAAGTTGATTAAGTTTGATATGCCAAAAGGAAATGTACATGAATGGTTAGCTGAGCAGTATGGATGTGAAGTTGATGAAGGTAAGGGTATTACGTTCCGTTTACTATATGGTGGTATTGATGATGATTTTAGACAGATACCTTACTTAAACGCTGTAGCTGATTACGTTGATGAACTATGGATGGAAACACAAAAGAGGGGATTCCTACAAACACCACATCGTATGATTCCGTTGGATTGGATTGAACAACCTAACCCACAAAAAGTATTCAACTACCTACTTCAAGCGGTGGAAACTGAAATGAATGTAGACAAGATGAGAACAATATTGGATTATATTGAGGGAAGTGAGATTACATTGGATTTATATACATACGATTCATTCCTATTTGATGTTCCTACTGATGTGGACTCGAATATGATTAAGGATTTGAAGGATATCATTGAAGAAGGTGGTTTTCCTATTAAAGCTAGTTGGGGATTAGATTACGGAAAGTTATAAGGGGTATATTTATAGTATATACAAAAATAGTGCTATAATATGAAAAAAACAATGTTTCTTATTGGTTTCCTAATCGTTTCTCTAATTTCTTTTGGACAAGATGTAAGAATTAAAAACGATGTGTTTGAGGTTTTATACTCACAATCATTAGAACAACCCCTAATTATTAAATACCGTTCGATTAACCGTCCTACAAATGTTAATAGAGGAGCTATGGATTTTTATAAAGAACCAACGATTAAAACATCAGATGGAGAAGATTATAAAGCAAACATATACGATAAAGGACATGGTGCACCAGCTGCAACATTTTCTGATAATATGGTAAATTTAAAACAAACATTTTCTTACCTAAATTGTATAATGCAGGACAAATACCTTAATAGAGGTGAGTGGAGATTATTGGAAGAACAAATCCGTAAATGGGATGATACCGAAAACATTACAGTATTAATAAAAACATTCTTTGATACTCCTGCAAAAAGAGTAGCAACTGGTGCAGCAATTCCATCTCATTTACAAAAACATATCTATTTTGAAAAACAAAAGAAATGGAAATGTTATGTATTTCTAAATGAAAAACCTAAATTTTCTTGGGAAGAATTGGAAATGCTATGTGAAGCAAAAGACCACAAATTTTAATGAATATGAATTTATCTGAATTAATAAACGAAATCCTTTCTGAATGGGCTTATAGAGTGGATGATGGGCAACCAAATCCAAAAAATCCAAAGCATTTGGCTGAGTTATCAATAGTGCTTTCTGAAATGGGATTATCTCATATCAAAGCAGAACTATTTGAAAATATCACAGAAGCTGATAAAAAATTTACAAACCCAATTCTTAATAAAGAAATTCCGTATAAAGGAGCAGATGGTACTGATAAGAAAGGAATAGTGGGTAACCTATTAAGATTACCAAAAGATAGTCCCGGTAGAGTAGCAGCTGAAAAACTAATGCCACCGGAAGGTTCTCCAGAAAGAGATTCGGCAATGCAAGATTTAGGAAGTGAGAAAGATGGTAAGAGTACAGGTGGTGATAAAGAGAAAGGTAAAGAAGGTGAGAAAGGTAAAGAGGGTGAAGGAGAAACGGGAGGTGGTGAAGAAGAAAAAGCAAAAGCAGCTCAAGCTATGTTTGACCCTAACGCTGACCCTGCTATGGGAGCTCGTTTAGATAGAGAGAAAGCAGCAAATGATAAATTAGCACAAAAAGATAAAGAAGATTCTGATGCAGAGCAATCAGCAGAAGCACCGAAAGAAGATGGTAAATTTAGTGAACCATCAAACCCACCACCTCAAAATGAAAAGGGTGTTGAGAAAGATGGTAAGGTAGCTGGAACAACAATTGAAACCGAACCTGGACTGGATGATATTGATAGTAATCTATTAAAGCAAAGGGTTACTGAAATGGATAAGTATTGGGCGGACCATAAAGCTGATGTAAAAAAGGCTGAAGGTATTGCTAGAGAGAAAATGGGATATAGTGAAGAGCAAGCTAAAGGATTGAAGAAAGGTACTCCAGAAAAAGCAGCATATGATAAGGAAGTAAAAAAGAATCAACAACCAACATATAATTTATGTAAAGTATCAATTCCAAATTCAAACTTGTTTTGTAATGGAAATAAAAATATTCCAAGAGCAGAAATGCCACAATTCAAAGGTGAGCCTGTTGAAGGTTCTCAAGCATGGGATGTATTACAAAAGGCAAAAGAAAAAGACCCAACTGCTACCGAAGCAGAGGGAGAACCATACTTTAGACAAATGTTGGCTGATAAAGGAATTAAAGTAACCGATGCAGAAGTTCCATCTGAAAATTTAAAGGCAACTCAAAATGAATTAGTTGGTGATAAAGTATTGGGTATGGAATCTGGAATAGCTGAAGCAATGGCAGATACTATGCCTGATGGCTCTCCTAAAACGGAAGAGCAAAAGGTTAAAGATGAAAAAACTAAAAAGAATTTACTTGCACCAATTTTTGTAAGTAACGATGGATATGTAGTTGATGGGCATCATAGATGGGCAGCAATTACAAGATATAATATGGAGCATCCTGATAAGCCAATACCATTGAAAGTAATGATTATTGACCAACCAATTGATGACGCTATAAAAACATCAAATGAATTCGCATCTGAATTTGGTGTAGCAGCAAAAAGTGGTAAACAAGCAGGACCTGGCGCTGGACCAAATGCAGAACCACCGGCAAATGAACCATCAAGACCAAACACAAATCCAACCGAAGATAAATCAACTATAAAAAGTATGAAGGGTGAATCAAAAATTATCAAAGGTAAGAAATCTGGCAAAGATATTCAAACAATTGAAATGGAAGGTGGTGGTATGGTATTTGGTACACAACATAGAAATACTAAAATGGTTGATGATATAATTGATAATATAAAATCAACTATACCGCAAGAAAAATGGAAAGATATTGTATTCGTAGGTGAAGGTGGTGTAACCAATAAAGACACAGGTGAATTAGTATTTAACGATGAAATGGATTACGCAGTACCAAAGTTTCAAGAAATAGGTGCTGGTGTTGATACATTTGATGGTGATGAATTGGATGTTCACAAACCAGATTCTAAATTATATAAAAAACAAATTGAAAAAACAGGTCTTAATCAATCACAGGTTAATGCAGGTAATTGGGCTAGTATGATTGGGCAGGGTGAAGGTACTGATACTATGAAAACCACTACATTCTTAGATGATAGTGGTAAACAATTCTTAAATGATGCGGCAAAAGAGGCTGGATTCCCGGAAATAGAAAATTGGGATGAACCAACTGAACAGGATATAGATACTCTTTATAGATTATCATTTCCAGAAGATAATGGTGATAAAGAAACTAAAATAAATGATATTCAAGTTGCATTTAATGAAATTAGAGATGAAAATATTTTAGAGAAAACAAAAGAATTACAAGCAAAAGGTAAAATACCAATTACTATTGCAGGTGAAGGTCATATTGATTTGGTTAATAATATGATGAAAAATGAAAATGTACAATATATGAATGAAGAAAATTTACAATTAGCTGATAAATTAATGTTAGAAATGATTTATGAATTTATAGATGAGGCTAAGCCAAATGCAAAAGCACAACGTATATTAAATCAACGCATAAAATACAAAGAAGATGGAGTTGACCACGATATAAAAGTATCAACTGCACTAAAATATAAAAATTCAGAAAAGGGAGGTCAAAAGAAAGCATATAGAGATGCTTTACAATTGTTGAAAAAAGCTGGGGTTGCTATTCCTGATTCTGGTACTACTAAAAAACCTGTTGGTAAAACAATAGCACCTAGTGGTTTTAGACAAACGCCTGATATGGAAAAGAAACCAACTAAGGCGGCACCTAAAGCAGAACCAACACCAAGAAGTGAAACTAATAACCCTCACAAAAAAAATGGCGATGAAGGTAAAACTATATTAGATATAAAGCCGGAAGAAATTGATTCTATATTAGAAAAATATGTAAATGCAGGTGAAGCAACTCCTGATGATATGAGAGAGTTGGCACCAAAATACTCAAATCAAGATATGGCTGATGGGTATTCGGATGAAGATTACTATTCAAAAAATAAAAAACGTACAACCGCAGTTAGAAAACAACCATATAAGGTAAATAACAAAACAAGATTAGAATTAAAAAACGCAGGATTCCCTGAAAAATATATTAAATTTTTAGAAAGATGTATTAATACACAAGTTAAGGGTAAGAAACCACCTGTAACTGAATTAATCGCTCAGGGTGGAGCAGGGCAAATTCAATCTCAATTTGGTGAAGTGATGGCAATGGCATTTATGTCAATCAGAGACCCACAGCAAAGAAGACAACTTGCTGATATTATGAACGCTGAAATACAAAAATCAGTAGAAGAATTTGGTGGTGGTAAGCAAAGTCCAATTGCAACTAAAGATTGGGTTGAAGCATCACTAACACATGCCGAAGCATTTGATTCAGCAATGGATGAGAAGTATGGTAAAGGACAATGGAAATTTGAAGGAGCTGCTTGGGATATTAAAGGTGATATAGAATCATTGGGATTGGATTATAAAAATAAAGGATTCTCAACTGATGTAATGTTAAGAGTTCAACCTTTAGATAAAAATGGTAAACCAAACGGACCGGCTCGAGCACAAAAGAACTCATTAAAAAAAGATGAAAACATTTTCTTCTTTAATGGTTCAATTAATGAAGTTAATAATTTTGTATTAAATTTCTTAGATGAGAAAGAAAGAAAGAGAGTAAGAGGATATGAAGCAATATCAACAAAAGCGGGAGCATCAAATAAAAATCCAGAAGATAGAGCGGCAGCATTAGCAGCAGCTGAAAGAATTACAGGGTTAAAAGGAGCTAAAGCAGTAGCGGCATTAAAACAAAAGTCAGCAGATATTAGAAACAAAGCTTTTGAAGCAGCACCACAAAATGTTAAAGATGCAGTTTCTAAAGTTAGAAATTTTGGAGCAGCTCAAACGGCATCTGCTGAAAGATTAATTAAAACAGTAAATACTGATATTAAAAATCCAAACAATGTAATTGATAATGCAAAAAACATTGATGGTGGTGATAAGGATTTTGCTAAATTCTCATATAAAGCAGTTAAAGAATGTAAAGCTAGTGGTACTAAAGATATGACTACATGTATAAGACAAAAATTAAGTAAAGCTGGTGAAGATACAACTGATGATAGAATATGTAAAGTAGCTGTTTTAGCTTCTAAAGTAGCTATAGCTGCTGGTGATACTAACGCTGAAAAGGCTTTAAATAAACACTATAATTTAGCAGTTGAAGCTGGAAACGCTTTAATGGAAGTATTACCTGAAAGTGAAGAACTAATGGGAGGTTTGATGCAGAAATTAGCAGATGCATTCCCAATGAAGACTTGTATGCAGGGTGAAGAATTTATGTGTATTGATGGTATGAAAGTAACACAAAAGACTTTACAAACTGTATTTGGTGTGGATTCTTATGATGAATTACAAAAAGGTATGAAATTAAAGAGATTACCAAGTGGTGAAACTATATTGGTATATGGTGCTAAAGATAAAAACGGAGAAGATATTCCTATTGGTGTGGTTGGTGCTAGACAAAAGGGTAAGGGATACGAAGGAACTGTTGGTTTTGAGATATCTTGTTCTGATGATTTTGCATTGGCTGTAGCTGAAGCAAATAAGAAAAACGGAGATGCATCGGAATCAAATGAAAAAGCTAGACAATCTATTGGTAAGAGAGTAGCTACTAGAAAAGTAAAGGCTGATAAGAAAAAATAGAGTTTTTACCCTTCCTTTTGATTTTTTATATTTATAGGTAATAAAAGAAACAAGAGGAAGAATGAAGACACAGTTACTTTGTACATTTACAACAAAGGAGGAGTTACAAAACACTCTACAACAAATAAGAGAGACTTATCATATAGTCTACAACTATATCTATATATTACAAAACAAATCCAATTTAGAGGAATTGTTTGTAACTTATAATATAGATACTGCTTTCCAACCGGAGACTCCATTGGAAAATACAATCCTAATACATAGAAAGAAAGAATCTAATTCACTTTACACTATCAATGCTCTTAACGAATTGGTTAAAGAGGAAAATGGTGGGGTGTTAGATACATCTTTTGTCATTAATTGGCAGAAGTTTAAGAATTCAATCATATTAACAAACGCCGAAGGTACTAAGAAAATACAAACAAGAGTTTTTGAAGTAATTGATTTCGGACAAGGAAATAAAGAAGTTACGGAAGAACAATCTAAATAATTTTTATTATGTTATTAAAAAAAGGTGATAATAACGAAAACGTAAAGTTAATGCAACAAAAGCTGGGTATTGAGCCGGCGGTAACTAACTTTGGACCTAAAACTGAAGCAGCTGTAAAAGAATGGCAAGCAAAGAATGGTTTAACTGCAGATGGTATTGTAGGACCATCAACTTGGGCAAAGATTATGGGAGAATCTGCAGCAGCTCCTACTCCAATCGTATCTGCACCAATAGCACCAGTAGGTGGATTAAAATTAGATAAATTAAAAGGACATATTCCTGATGCAGTAATCGCAATGATTCCTGATACGGCAGCTAAGTTCCAAATTAATACTCCATTAAGATTAGCACACTTCTTAGCACAATGCGGACATGAGAGTGGTGGATTTAGAGTAACGCAAGAAAACCTAAACTATTCAGCTAAAGGATTGGCTGGTATCTTTAAGAAGTATTTCCCAACTGAAGCAGCAGCAACTCCGTATGCTAGACAACCACAAAAGATTGCAAACAAAGTATATGCAAATCGTATGAGTAATGGTTCTGAAGCAAGTGGAGATGGTTACAAATTCAGAGGTAGAGGATATATCCAATTAACGGGTAGAGATAACTACACTCAATTTGGTAAAGCAATTGGTGAAGATATAGCAAATAACCCAGATGTAGTTAGCAGTAATTATGCATTATTATCCGCAGCATGGTTCTGGTCTAAGAATGGATTGAACAAATTAGCAGATGGTGGAGCAGGTGATACTGTGGTAACATCTATTACTAAAAGAGTAAATGGAGGAACAATCGGATTGCCTGACAGAATCAAACACTTTAAAGAATATTATCATTTATTGGCATAAAAATTTGGTAGATTTCTAAAAAAGTTGTATATTTATAGTATAATGTAAAAAAAATGGCAAATATTAGATTAAAAGAATTATTATCTGAAGCTGAAGACTTTCAAGCTAGAAGTAAAGAAACTGGAAAGTTAGTACACTTTAAATCAAAAGATACATACCAAGCTGCAATTAAAGCTGGTACTCACTTAGACCCTAAAGCTAAAAAAGGCGGAACTGCTAAAGCAGCTACAAAACCAAATGATATGTTTGGTGGAGATTATGCAAAAGATAGAGGTGGTGAAACTTCTAAAGATAATACATCAATCGATGGACAAACTGATGATGAATTATACGATGCTTTGTATGATATGGGATATGATTTCGGAGAACTTGGTAGTGATGATTTTGATGAAGAAGGATTTGCCGATGCAGCAATGAATTTAGGTTACCGATATGATGACAAGAATAAAGTATGGAATCATAGAGATACAATGGATAGTAGTGAATCTCCTAAATCAACACCAACTCCAAAAATGTCTGGAAATTGGAAACCTGACGAAGATGGTAAATTGAGTTCAGACGCAGCAGATGATGTAAGAAATTATTTAAATGATGTAATAGGCGCTGATGGTATGGCTGAAATAGATTATAATACTGGAAATATTCAATATGGGTTATCGGATGGTGAAAATAGTATATTTGTTGGTAATGATGGTGGTACATATAATGTATCATTTGAAGGACCTTCTATGGATTTAGATAAAATTGAACAATCGTATAAATCATTCAAAAATCCAAAAGATGCATTATTATATGCTGGTGAATTAGCAAAAGCAAATAGGAAAGAATTGGAACAAAAGCAAGAATCAACGAAACTAACATCAATGATTAAAAAATAACTAAAAGGGAGAAACTAAAAATTCTCCCTTTTTTTATTTGGTAGTATCGGGTATTTTTCGTATCTTTGAGTAAATCTCAAACCCATATAAATGCTTAATTCGGTTATAAAATATACTTCAAAAAAGATTTGGAAAGTCCAATAAATTGTTGTATATTTGTAATCTCTTTATATTTATATACATAGAGGGTGAAGGACACTCACCTAAATAAAACCATAAAACATAAAC